GTTCCCTGAATGGGAATTGATTTGTTGCTGACGCTATCTACAACGGTCCATCCACCAGACATGGTGACTCCTTACTGGGGGCCGAAGCCCCCGTCAAATTAGTTCTGGGTGCTAGTCGGGTACATCGCGCCGTCAGACCCCCTAACAACGTACATGATAAACATGGTAGCCGCGCCAGTTGTCAAACTAGTTCCAGCCATTGTGTACGTTACTTGAGCGTCTGTAGAACCGACGTTTAGCCATCCACCGGGAGTCGTTGCATTAGCGTTCAAGTTGACCCCGCCTACGCTGGTAATCGTACCCGTAGTAGTAAAATCGGTACCGCCAATGCTTAACTTAATCGTAGTTGCCGCACTAAACACGGTAGTCGTGACAATAGTAACGTGCGTTACCATTGCGCCAGCAGGAAGCACGAAAGCGTTACCGGTCAGCGTACCAAACGCAAGATTGACCTGCTGCGCGACAACAGTTGCGCCCATGTTTTGCGTAGTAGCCGCAGTGGTGCCGGTCGTGTTTTTATTCGTGCCGAGCAGCCAAGGGCCAAGATGAGAAGCGAAACCCATAATATTTCCTCAAATCAAAACTTGCTGTCTCTTGAGGGAAGTCTGCCTAGTCAGTCAGCAAGTCGGGTGGTCTAGGTATGAGTCTTTATATCACTGTTTTTGAAGATGCGCAATAAAAAGGGCCCCCGAAGGGGCCCCCAATCGGCCAGAGGCCAGATTGATTAGGTCGAACCGGGCGATCCAAAAATACCCAGCGGATCGGATACACCGAACGAATAACGCTCACGCGCTTTGTAGCGCACGTTACCCGTGTCGAAATCACCGTCCATCGAGGTAGACAATGGAACACGCACGAAGTGCTTCAGACCGTTTGGCACGTCCGTGGTCAAGAACCATGCGTTCGTGTCGGTCAAGAAGTGGTTAACGGTGTAACCCTCAGGGATCGAACCGTTGTTCTTCAGAGCGTTGATGTCGTTGTCGGTAGTGCCAACACGGAGGCTGGTTTCCAACAGACGAGTAGCAACGAACATCAGAGCAGGCGGAATGATCAGCTTGCGTGGCTTAGCGGCGATCAACAGGCTACGTTCATCAGTCCACGCAGCGATCTGAATCACAGCGCTTTCCAATGAGGTCTCGTTCAGGTCAACACCCGTCGAAGGACGGTTGCTGTTAGTACCACCCGAAACCAGTGGGTGTGCGGTGTTAAACAGGGACACGCCGTCACCGTATGTAACGGCAGACGAGAATCCGTTGTTCAGAATCGCAGCGGCTTTAACCTGTTTGGTGTAAGCCATACCACGGGCCAGACCTTTGGTATAACGCGAAGACAGGGAGTCATAGAGGTTGTCCTCCATTGCCTCTTCCGTCACCGCGAATCCCATCGCAATGGTTTCGTGGTTGTAGCGAGCGGTCCATGCTTCCTGTGCGTTGTCATAAGCGATGGCAGAGCCTTCAGTTTTGACTGGTGCGGCGGAGAAACCAGACAGCTTGGTCTCTTCTTCGAAGGAACGCTCAGAGGTTTCAGTCTCGTAGATCTCTTTGTGCTCTTCGCCGTAGCGAGCGTACTCAAGACCAAACAAGGCATTCAAACCCGGAAGGAGTTCCTTCAGTAGTTGGGCGCGTGAAATTGCCATTTTAAGTTACTCCTTAGACGGCTGCAGCCGTGTAATACTCATGACACGCAAAGTTGATTTTCACCAACATTTCGGGAATCTGAGTAAACACAATGGTTGAACTTGACGGGATCGTTGTTGCTGTGTTGCCCAACGAAGACGTAGCCACGTTAATCGCAATCGAAGTCGTACCAGCAGCGTAACCCGAAGTCGTAAACGACCCCGTGCGTACAATTTGGCCGTTCGACGCGATGTACGATACGTCCGATCCTTGAAGGATTGCGTTTGGCAATCCACTGCCCGTCAACGTAATAGTCGTCGAAGACGAACTACCAGTTGCACTAGTAGGCACAGCCGTATCAGGAACAACACCAACAACACGGCATGGGAATGCCGCAGTGGTCAAGGTTGACGAATATGCCAGCGCAACAGCGGAGTTACCCGTGTTAGCACTACCGGTATTGTCCAGAACCGCATAGTTCTGACCGATCATGGCGTAGCTGCCCGAAGCAATAGTCGTGCCCGACGAGCAAACAACCGCTTTGAACACGGTGTCAGGATCGTCACAGATGATTGCCACTGCATCACCAGCCAGCGTACCGCCCGGCCAGTATTGAGCAAACTGCTTCTGTTTGGTTTGTGGGTTGGTGTACGAACAACCAAGGAAAATACCAACCATGCCTTGCGCCGTACCGTCAGAGGTAATGCCCAAACGCATAGCGTTTCCACGGATAACCCGTACAAAATCGCCGTAATAAATACTTACGGACGAACCATATTGAATCGGGACTTCACGGGTAGACCCCGCAAAAACCTGACCACCAATCAAATTGACTGGCTTTAGCCCGTAGGGCGCGTCAATCGTAGGATAAGCCATTTAAAGCTCCAAAAAATTAGTTACTTTTGCCAAAAGTTACCTCAGATCGCCGCTCTTTAAAGAGAGGCATCTTTGGATTGTTCTCGCGCATGAAATTACTATCAATCGAATTCATCTGCCCATCGGTCTGCTTCTGATAGTAAGCATCCCGCTGTTTAACGAACTCAGAAGGTGTCTTACAGAGCATCAACCCGCCAATCACAATGTTGTCTTTGTAACGACCCGTGTCGTCACCATAGACGTGAACTTCGGGGTGATCTTCTGCTCGCACCGGCTCCCAGCCTTCGCGTAGCTTCGCGGAGATGTTAGTCGGATCGTTTTGCCCAAGGGTTGAAATACGAATCCAACGATAGGCCCAGCCATCTTGTGGCTTTGGGTCAGGAAGCAGTGTAGGTGGTGCCCACTGAGTTGGACGCTCCGCAGCTACGCGGGATTCAGTGTCACGATCTTCACGGTTCTGTTGGGTTACTTTCATTTAGGCACGTTCCTTCCGCATTTCCAAAGCAACTTGCTTTGCGTAAAGTTCTAGGGGGATTCCGAGACGCTTCGCCAAGTTGACCTGACTCGACTTCAGCACGATTTTCTTTGGCGCGGTGCTGCGTGTTGCCGGGGCCACTACGTTCGACCGTCTGGGCTGACTACTAAACTTCTCGGGGAATTTCTCACGCATACGGGCGTCGATACGCTCGTAATATGCGTCAGACTGAGGATTAACCCCTTCCTCTTCAACCAGCTTCTCATGCACTGCGAGAGCAAAGCCAGTCATTTCCCGGTCTTTGTTGAACCAGCTATTGCGATCTTTCCACCGCAAAGCCTTATCATCAACTGGGGCCTCCCTCGCAGGACTCGGAGGCTGTGGTTCCCTTTGTACCACATTTTCGCGCTCTTGCAAAGATTTTTGTCTTGCCGCTTCAATTCGGTCAGCTTTAAGCTTTGCATTGGTGAATGCCTCTTGCGCTGTAACTAGCGCCTCGGAATCACCAGACTCATATGCAGCTTTAAATTGGGCCTTAGCTTGAGCAAACTCCTGCTCGGCAACCGTCTTTGCCTGATCCAGAATAACCTTGTGGTTATTTCCCATGGAGTTCTTTAGCTGCTCATTCTCAGCCAAAATTCGCTGCGCTATATTAATAGCCTCTTCCCGCTCACGCATCGCGGATTCTTTCTGGCGGCGCTCCTCATGACGGGCTTTGCTCAGATGAGACAGACGGTCACGCAAGCGTGTGTCCTTATACCGGGATAGCTCTTCGTCGGTTACCTCATCCGGCTCGTCTTCCATAGGCGTGCGCCCACGGTCTTCGGCGGGGGTATCGTCGACAACCTCCAGTTTTACCGGCGTTTCGTCGTCTTCAATCTCAAATTCAACCTTATCTTCTTTCCCGTCTTTTGCGTTAACTTCTACTTCATCGGGAAACTTAAAGTCGTCTTTTTCCATATCTGCCATGGGTATCTCCTTAGTTCACGCGGCCAATGCCACGGGGATCTTCAACAACCGCCTCAATCGAGTCGTCATTAATTAGACGGAACTCACGGCCATGAATCTTGAACCGTGTGCCCGTGTTGGCGCGGCACATGATGAAGTCGCCTTTTTTGCACCACGGGCCGGTAGGAAACCGAACGGTGTCGGAATATGCCATGTCGCCAAGCTCGACCACAAACAGCACGTTAGATAGAAGCTGCTCGTGATACACAACTTGAGAGGGTTTGATGATTCCGCTCTCAAATTCCTCGTCAATGTCAGGCAGTGTCACAAGGATCTTATAGCCTTTGGGCTGAGGTAGCTGGGTAGCTTTCTGTTCTTCGGTCTTATTTAGCAGCAGCGATAGATCCACGGCGTCATTCATTTTCAAATTCCTTCATCCGATCAAAAAGTTCTTCAAGGTCTTGATTTGCTTGGAGTAGACCTTTGATGACTCCAACCGCTTCGCGGTACTCTGCAACGTCTTTAGCGCCACCAGAACTTAGAAAATCCATAATGATCTCCCTCCTATTCTGGAAGCGCTCTTGTAAATAGCGGAACATCCGTTCATCCATTTATTTCCCCGGTGGGCGTGGTGGTGGCCGATTAGCTTGCGATTGAACTTGTGCGGCACGGATATGCGCGTCAACCCCGATCCGATCTCGCTCAAGCTGGAGTTTCTGCTGAGCAATCTGGGCGTCAGTCTGGTCTTTCTGGGTCTTACGCTGCACGTCTTGCTGTTTGATCTGCAACTCAGCCTGCTGCATCTGGATGAGAGGATCTTGTGCCACTTGCTGTGCCTGCTGCTGAGCCGCCTGACCTTGGTGAATCTGAAGTAGCTGCTGGCTGGCCTGTGCAACCATGCGTGACAACTGGACCTCAACTTCTGGGGGCATCTCGGCATCTGGCGCTGGCATATGCACGCCCATCCGGTCCTCGATCTGCTTGCGATACGCAAACCCAAGGTGCTCAGCGATGTGTGCTTGCATAGACGCCATTAACATCTGAGCCTGAGGGTTCTGGCCCATCTGCTGCATAATCATCGGATCGTGCATAAACGCATTGTGCGTTGCAATATGTGCGTCGTGGTCCTGATAGATAAACGCTTTTACAGGTTTACCCTTGAGCACGGACATATTCTCACTTATCGGATCACGAGGCTTCTCGTCATCCTCGACCGGAACCAAGTCCTCGCCATTCTTAATACCAAGGATCTCGATCATCTGCCGGTGCAGGTTTGGCAGGTTGTAGATCTGGGGTGCGGTGCTCGCTAACTGAATAACAGCTTGGTACTGCATGATGCGTTGTGCCATCGTGCTGCTGTTGGGGTCGGACACGGGGATGATGTCCACCATGTCATAGTCAGCTTGCTTGACCTTGCGATCAGATGTGAAGTCTGGCGTGTAGCTATACTCTGGGGGCGTATAGTCTCGGATGATGTTCTTGAGGAGCTTGAACTCCTCCTTCATCGAGAAGTGCACCCGTGCCTGCACGGCAGACATCGTTTTGAGAGTGCGCTCTAATAGAGCGAGCGTGGTCCCGACAGGCGCATTTGCGCTCATGTCAGATATGTTCATATCTGATATCGCACCAAGCCTGCGACCTTCCTCCGTGATCTTATCCAACAAACCAGACAAAACTTGGCTAGGCTCTTTGTACGGCAGCGGCATTACGTTGTCTTTCAACGCTCCGCTAGGGATGTCCACGTCCCTAAACTCTCCGGGGGAGATGGGCGTGTCGTCGCCTTTGATCCGCAGTCCTCGTGTCTTTAATCCACCGGGAAGGTTAGAGAGAGTACCAGCGTCGACAAGCTGACGAATAAGAGAAGTACCGGCACGAGCATAGCCACCAATAATATGAATAAGGCCCATGCCATACACTCCGAATCCCGGAATGTAGTTGTACTGCACGAAGTGCTGTCGCTTGAGTCGTTTTTCATCGTCTGGGTTCCAGTTGCGACGAATTGCTAAAATCTTTTGGGTGCCGCGCTCATATGTGATGATGTACGGCAGGGCGATCTCGTCAGGGTCCTCGTATCCCGGCAGGTCGTAGTCAATGTGAACCTCGCACGTCTGATACCG